ACTCCAAATTCGTAAAAACTATCCTGGTATAGTGTGTTTGTGTTGTTGTTACTGATTCTATTATCGTAGTTAGGATGATCAGGATTTACTATCTGTTGATTACTATTACCGCCTGAGCTAATAAAAATTACGCCAGCTTGTATAAGTTCATCTCCTGCTTGCGTCATACTGTTGTCATACATTTCACTAGACCAGCGTCCACTGTCTCCTTTGAGTCCATTACGACTAATGAATCTAGGTTCCCAACCAAGACCATCGTATGAAACTGCCGGATCTGTTCTCCAATACCAATAGTCACCGGTTTTATCGCTATACCCCGGATTGTGATCATCACTGCCGCCGCTTCTGTATCCCCAACTGTTTGAACTTATTGTAGGGTCTTTTGTGCCATACAGTGGGTTAATTGGTTTATACTGATGAAATATTTTTTGAATGTCGAAGCCACGTTCAAAACTTCCAATATTGTTAGCTCCATATAGATTCATCTGCCATTTATTAGAATTATATGCCCAACCATGAGTTCTACCGTAAAGCAAACTAGCGCACTGTGTTCCGTGATTTGCTGAACTAGGCAGCGTTGTAGGACTTCCATGTGCATTATCTCTAGTATAACTACTAGGCACTAAAATGCTACCAAAAGCTGCGAATTGCGGGCTACGCTCTTGAGTGTATTGCCACCAACTACGTGCAATACTTTCAACAGGCACAGTTGTACCGTCCCATCGTGTTGTTAATCTTGTACCTGGACTTGCATCGAACCAGTCTGGATCAATATAATAAGGAGCATCTAACACCAAATCTAATACATCACAATATCCATCGCCTGGTAGCACATTTCCGCCTGTATAGTCAGATGGGTTCACTGCATTAGTAACACCACTGTTAATAAACTCTGTGTGCCCGATCCAAGAGCCATTGTCAGCACAAATAACATCCGTATGTTCTCCTGCACCAAATTGTCTAACTTTTTCACTGGCTCCCCACTTTGGGCTTGGTTTTTGGGTTGGATAATACCCAAATGCTTGATCTTTCCAATAATATTCTTTGCTTTGCATCCTGACAAACTGATAACTAGCACGGTTGACAGTAGGTTGTTCAGTCGAGAATTGACTTGTTACTACATAAACGCCTCCTCCACCAAACTCAGATTCTTGGAAATCTGTCCATGTCATATAGTTTAAGTTTGGTGTTGCCCATCTTTCAGTTTTTACTGTTCCTAAAATTCCGTTGTGTAATTTATCTTCAGGTGGCATAAGTTCAGGATACCTGTTAAAACTTTTATTAATAAACTTAATTCTACTATCTAATGCAAGTGTTTGAGCTTCTTGTTCAGTGAGCAAAAACTCACCACGAACAGCACTATGTATCATATCATCAGTGCATGTACACGCTCTGTCAGGAATAGTATCTGGTGTTGCATCACTTGTACACAATTCGTCGTGTATTTCTTGCCATTGCTCTGAAGTATGTGTTCCGAGTGTATAATATCTTTCGGTCATGTTATGTCCTTTACAGTGCTGCTATTCTTGATTGAAAATCAGCAAAATCTGTACTTGCTGCTACTTCAGCTTTAAGTGTTGCTAAACTAATGTATGCTGTCAAATCAGTTGTTAGTGCTACTGTACCGGTTGCATCTGGAAATGTAATTGTTCTATCTGCTGTTGGATCAGTTACTATGAGTGTTGTTTCAAATGCATCATCGGTAAATCCTTCAAAAACAACCGAACCAAGTTGTCCAATTTGAACTTGACCAAGATTTTCTATATTTTTTCCATCTGCATCTAAGGCGCCGCCAAGTTTTGGAGTTGTATCATCTGATACTCTACTGAAAACATTACCATTAACAAGATTACTTGTATGTACATCGAACCAGGACTGCTCTATTAAACTTGGTAAAACTATATCATACCAACGAGTTACATGTGCTGGATCTGGATTGTTGTTTGTACTAATGTTTAGCCAGTACAAACTATCAATTGATCTAATTGTTGGAGGAGTAGTACTTAGGTCAATATTACCATACTCAAAACCATCACTGGCTATAGTTTGAGCCCAAGTTGCAAAATCAGCTGGTGTTGTTGGATTTGCTGACCATATATTAGTAATTTGATCTACAAAATCACTTGATGGTAATAAATTATCATATACAACTTTGGTCATTGCAGCCCAACTAGTATTAGTATAAATTTCAAACTGATTGTTAGAGCTGTTGTAAATCAAGTCACCGTCTTCACTGGTCTTTGCATCACGTTGAGTGGTTGTAAAACTAGCAATTTTAAATGGACTTTGTGTAACTTCTACTCTATCAGTAGCACCTGTGCCTGCTGTGAAATTTATATCTGTTGAACTTGTTATTGTCGGGACACCAACGGCTGTACTGGTAACACTACCAGTAATATTAATATTACCTGTGCCGATGATATCATTACCATTCATGTTTAGATCACCACCAAGTTCTGGTGTGGTATCATCAACAACATTTTGAAAACTGCTTTGATCTATCCAGTCATAATCGCCACCGCTCCAAGATAGTATCTGATTAGCAGTTGCAGTGCTTTGATTTAGATGTGAATCAACATCTGAATTTGCATAACCTGCATTGTCGACCCATGCATAGTCTGATCCATTCCAACTTAATACATAACCACTTGTTGGATTTGATTGATTGAGATGTGCATCAACGTTTACATCGCCGTATCCAGTTGTTTGTGCAACCCATGCATAGTCTGATCCATTCCAACTTAGTACTTGGTTAGCGCCTGCAGTGCTTTGATTTAGATGTGCATCAACATCTGAATTTGCATAACCGCCGCCAATCGGTCCCCACGCACCATTGGCGTAGCCCTCAAACTGAGTATCATCTGTGTTGTAGCGTAGCATGCCATTTTCAGCAATAGACGGACGCTCTGCTGTGGTGCCATTGGAAATCAAAACTGCACCAGTAAGGCCAAGAGTAACATCCGCGTTGGTGTCATTTAAGACTAAGTAGCCTTGCGGTGTGCCGCTTTTAGATGCGGAAAAAGTTACTTTGTTTTCTTCTGCACCATCTGTGACATTCGTTGTCGTACTTTGAATACTTCCATAAGTATGAATAGCTGCCGCACTATTTTTTGCAGAAAAAATTATAGATGTAGTGTCTATTGTAGATGGGCTAGTGGTGTTGTGATAAAGATACACCAATGGTCCAAATCCTCCATCACTATCTCTCTCTATAGAGTAGGTTGCATATGGTAGTGTTTGCCTATGAATCATATTCCCAGAAGTGCTTAACAGAGCCTCTCCGGTTACGCTTGCACTAGTGTCCAAAGAGATACTAAAGTCATCTGTATCGCCAAAGAATATTTTGTCGTCATCTGCAAAATGAATATCGCCATTGGTGTCTTTTATTACAACATCATCGGTGATTCCATAACCTGCTATTGTGGTTGGTTTGTTTAATAGTGAGTTAAAATCAGTGCTAGCAGTTAACGATTGAGTAGCAACACCATCCGAAACATATGCTGTAAACGCAGTTCCATCTACACCTGAAGTTAGTCCTGCGTCGGTATATAGTGCCGCAGTAGTACTTGTCAGAACACTTACATAATAACTATTACCATTGAGTTCTGTCATACCAACAACATCTGTGATTGTAACACTAGCAGCATTTGTAAAATTATGTGCTGCGGTAGTAGTGATAACAACAGGATTGGCTTGTGTTGCTCCTGTGATAGTTGCAATAGGTTGAGAAGTAAATTGCGAACTAGCCCATTCCTGTGTGGCCATTGTTCCGCTAGCATCAGGCAAAATAATGTCTCTGTCAGCAGTTACACTGGTCGCTTGTAACTTGACTTCAAAATCGTCTGGCACAGTGCCTTCAAAAATTAGTTTAGTTCCTTGACTAATCCATATATTACTAGTAGGATAAAAAACAATATCCTGATCTGATTTAAGTTCTAAATCTCTTCCGCTTGCTTTGATGGTGGTCATAACAAATACTCCTCTTGTACATATTTATTCATTACAGTCATAAAAAAACAGGCTCCGAAGAGCCTGTTTTATGTTTGTTATGCTTATACCTATTAGGTAAATGCAAGCTGGTTTGTTGTAACAGCAATTTTTGCAAGATAGTCAGCTGCGTTACCAAGTGATGATGCTTGGTTGCTTAGTTCCACATAACCATAACGTGTCATGAATGACACAACTGGTTCAAATGTTTGTGGATCTAGTACTGTACCGCTTGACATCAGTGGGATGTATGGGCAGTAGAACGCCGCTGCGTCTGTTTCTGTTGAACCTTTGTAACCAACTAGGACATCGTCGTTAGCTGCATACTGGTTTACATAAACACGCATTGTGCCGTTTAGTGTACCAACGAATTTTGTATTTGTTGGTGCTTCAAAAGTACCTTCTGTGCTACGTGCAAATGCGCTTGTTGTCGCACTTTGTAGAACTGTTAGTACTGTTGGGCTTACAACTGCCCAGTTACCTGCACCACGACGTGTACGTGCTGCAATTGTGTTTGCATTTTTGTTGATTAGAACTGCAAGAGCTGCATGCTCGTCACCAACAAATGTTGCTGTACCACTTACGCTACCTTGTGCGTATGTGTCAGCTGCTGCACCAGCAAGACTTGTTAGGCTTGCAATGATTTCTTGGTCGATTTCAGCAGTAATTTCTTGTGCAAGTGCTTGCATAATTTCTGCTTCAACGTCAAGACCATGCATGCTTTGTGCGTCTTGTGCTGCTTCAAAAGTCCAACGTGCTGATAGCTTACGTGATTTTGCTTCAACAGTTTGCTTTAGAACTTGAATGCTTAGTTTCTTACCAGCTTCACCTTCTAGAGCTGAAGTTGCTGCGCCGCCGTTGCTTGCTGCATCGCCTGCGTAGCCTGTTGCAATTGCGAATGGGCTTAGTGCTTCATCGCCTGCTACGGCTGTGTCAAATGTTTCTGCGTAACGTACACGTAGTGTGTGGATCTGACCAACTGGGCCTGTCATAGGCTGAACACCAACGATCTCGTTGGCAATAACAGTTGGCATAACACGTCTAATCACTGGAAGGATAACCTTGTTAAGGGTAGCAATGTTACCACTTTGAGTTGCACCAGCTGTAACTGCCTCTGCGAGATAGTTCTTGGTGTTTTCAAGTGTTGTTTCCATAACTTGCTTTTTTGTTCCAGTTAGACCGTCTGTAAGAGCGGATTTAGTTTCGCTCCAATTTTCCATTAGGTTGTCTGCCATTTTCGGTCTCCTTAACTTATACCGGCTAATTTACGAAGGTTAATAATTTCTGCAGTCTGACCAGCTTCTGCTGACTCTGTAACTGCTTCTTTATTTCCAGTGATCTCTTTTGAAGATTCACTTAGTACCTTCTTTTCTGGTTGTTTAGCATCTTCTTTCAATACAGAAGGTAGATACTTGTTGAATGCACTTTGTAACTTGTCTGTTTGTGTACTTTCAAGTAATGCACCCATGATTTCTTTTTGTTGCTTGTTAAGCGGTGCCATCATCTCTTGCATGACAGCTTTGCGCTCTGCTACGTCTGCTTTGATGCGAGCATCTCTTGCAGATTCTTGTAGCTGAACTTCTTTTTCAGCAACTTTTGCTTCAGATTCACTAAGTTTAACTTGTAGTTCGTCCATTGCTTTGTTTAGTTTTGCAACTTCAGTACCTTCATTGAGGTAGCTGCTCATAAACTCTGCTGCAAATGTTTCGAAAATCTTACGTCCAAAGGTATTTTCTTTGGCTGTTTTGATATCTTCACGTAGTGTTGTAAGTTCATTCTTGATAGTATTTTCAAGAATTCCCTCAATCTTTTCTGCAGATTTAGCAATAAACTCACGTTTTGTTTCGTTAATGACTTCTTTGCCTTCTTTGATCATTTTGACTTTTGCTTCAACTAGTGAGCGTTTGTCTTCATGAAACTCGTTGAGCTCTTTGGTCAGTTGCTCCATAACAAAACCCTCTAGTTGGGCCATGTTAGTTTCTTGCAACTTGCGGTCTTCGCGAAGTTCGTTAATTTCTTTGCGAAGTGTATCCATCACAAATGAATCAAGCACTTTAGCATGCTCTTTCATATGTTTGCGATATGCTACACGATCTTCTGCAACTTTGGCTTTGTCTTCTTTGAACTCTTCGAGTTCTTTAGCAATAACATCACCAATCATTGTATCCATAGCTTCAACAATTTGCGATTTGTCATTTTCATAACGTTGTGCAAATTCTTCTCTAAGTTCAGCTGTGATTGCCTCACGAGCTTCTGTTAGCTGGGTTTCCCAAGCTTCGGATAGTGAAGATCTAACCTCCTCGGAGAGCGCATTTGAGCTTAATAGTTCATCCATTGCATGAGCCATATTAATCTCTCCTATGTTTCAGGTTTTTAATAAAGTTTGTCACCTCTTCCTGGAGATAACGTTGTGCTCTGTTGTCGTGTCCTGCTGCACTAGCGACATCCATTAGTACATTACCCCGTCTATGATTCATAATTCTTTCATAGATTGGATCGGGATATGCATCCGGAGCACTTGGATTTGCAACTATGTCTACAGTAATAATTTCAAAATCTTTAACTATTCCGTTTTCATTTACATTGCCGCTGCCTCTACTTGACACGCCTAGTTTTACACCACTCTCTAATAGGGTTTTACAAATGTTTCCCATTGGAGTTGGCAATATTTTCAGCTTACCGATACCGTTAGCACCATCAATATCCATCTCAGTAATCATGTGACTCACACGATCAAGATTAATATTTAGGTCATCTGGGTGATCAGCTTCACCTAATACACTGTATCCTTTTTTGATTTTTTCATTGATCGCTTTAACAGCACCATGAATTTCTTCTTTTGTGTAGATACGGTTATTCTGATTGCGTACATCGCCTTCAATAAAGATACCTTTCATATAGAGGCTTTTGCCACCGTTAGCTTCTTCAATAGCTTCGGTGACAATATTAGCCTGACTATAAGTTAAGTGCTCTTTGAGCGAGGTAAACATATTACTTCATTCCTCTGATTGGACTGTCGCTTTTGTTATCTTCGCTCTTAGCTGCTGGCGCTGAGCTTAGATCGCCTGCTTCTTGTGGACCATCAACGCCCATATCTTTAGCGGCTGGAGCAGGTCTACCCTTCTCTTCTCCGCCTGGTGCGCTGTGTGCTTTTGCATCGTTTGGTGCAGATGCATTGCCCGCAACTGGTGATGCTTTGTCGCTGCTATCACTGTGTGATACATTAACCGCTGTCATTGTTGCGCCTTCTTCCATAGGCTCAACTTCAGCTTCTTCTTCCATTTCTACGGATTCTTCTGCTGGCTCATCGCCCATCATATCAGCAAATGCTGCACGTAGTTCTGCAATTGCATCTTCTACGTTGTCCATGGCCTCTTCTGCTTCTGCTTCAGGGCTTTCTTCTTCGCCTTCATCATCAGCTTCTGGTTCCATGTCCATTGCTAGATCCATTTCTGCATCTTCGTCGTCCATGTCCTCATCGTCCATGATTTCTTCTTGCTCGATTTCTTCTTCAGCTGTTTCGATATCATCAAGGAAATCTTCTTCGGCATCAGAAACATCAATTGCTTCTTCTACTTCGTCGTCCTCTGAATCATCGTCAGCTTCATCAAGATCGATAGTTTCGTCAAGATCCTCTTCAGTAATCTCGTCTTCTACTACTTCATCGTCTTCTGTGATACTTGACCAATGTGATTTGGCTTTCTCAACAAAAACGTTGTGTAGGAGATCAGCAGCTTTGTCCTGCTCATCGTTGACGAGATACTCAAGAACCTTTACTAAAGATTCCTTGTGTTCGCTCATATCTTTCTCCTTAAAAAATTACAGGCTTACCAAGATGGTTTACATCTATATTTAGTAACCAAGACGTTTTACTTAGTAAAACACCTAAAAAATGGGTATTTTATGACAAAATTGTCATGATAAGTAAAAAACTTGGAAAAAATTTAGCCTTGAGATGGGGTAGCGTATATTTTTTGTATTCTTTTGGTTCTATTAGCATGTTCAATATTGTGTATTTCACGCTGCTTTCTCAAACGATTTAACTGTCTGAGTGTTAGTCTACTCTTGCGAGTATCTGTTATTTTGCGTTCTGCATACTCATTATCTTCTGCATCATAGTACTCTTTTAAAAATTCCTTATCACGCATTTTCATCTCCTGCAGGTGAATTCTCTTCACCGCTAATAGGGCTACCGCCCTCTAACTCATCTGTTGTAGGTGCATCAACATCTAAGTCTGACACATCTGTGTCTACATCAAAACTTCTAACACCTACATTGCCCAGTCCTGGAACAGTCTCTGTGCTAGCTGCGGCTCCGCTTTGATTTTCTTCTTCCCACATGCGCTCGTTTTTGAGGATTTCATCTTCAGTCCATCCTAAATACTTTTCAAGTATAAAGCGTCTACTCATGTAAGGAACACCTTCTAGTCCACTGAATACATTAGCACGAGCAGCATGTATTTCAATTTCTTTGTATGTGCTAAAGCTCTGTGGCTCTACAAACTTGAGATTGAACAAGCTACTGTCAATGCTAATCCCTTTGTTTTTCATAAACAATTTGAATTCTTTGTCCAGTGTAGGTGCTAGTGCATTTTGCAATCTCATACAGTATTGATTGAATCTATACTCTTGAATAAATGCTGTACCTACTCTGCCGTCCACATAGGTTGCAGTTCCATCTTCTGGACCTGTTGGCAAATAACTGCTGGGCACACGTAATGCTCTCAGCATTTTGTTTGTAAAGTAACGTAGGTCATCAATCTGTCCCAAATTCTCACCGCCTGGTAGCACTTCAACTTTACTACCTCTGCCTTCAGCAGTTTGTGCAAAGAAGTAGTCTTCCATGATGCTCAGTGGATTGTATGCAGCATCCATAATAGTTGTGCCGCCACCTGTTTTGTTGGGAATACGTTTTTGATGAATTTCATTTTTAACACGCTCAACAAAGCCCATTGCTTTGTTTGGTGGCATATTGCCTACATCTACATAAAATACTCTGCGTTCTGGCGC